GAAATCTAAAGTTTTGTCAACAAAACTTTACAACAATATCAGAAAACACTAAAAAAGCAGGTATAAATACCTGCCTCTATACATTATTTGTAACAGAAGTGTTACAGTTACTTACTTATTTTGTTAACAGCAGCCCTTGACTTTTCAAGAATGTCACCCTTCAAAGGAACGAATCCTAGTGTAGGTGCCTTATCCTGATACTCATCACTCAATAGAGTTGATAGAGATGTCTTGATTGCCTTTGTGTTTCTACCGTTGCCTTCTTCATATGCAAGCACCCAAGTTAGAGATGCAATTGGATATGCTCCAGCTGCTGTTGGGTTAGGGTTCTTACCTGCAAGGTTCTCATCAAGAGTAATACCATT